TCAAGCCAGTTGGTTGAGTCATTGGCTGAACACCAGCGATATCATAAGCAATAAGCTGAGGAGCTGCACGACGAACCAAAGCGATAAGAACTGGATCGTAGCCAGCCATTTGTGCATTAGTACCAGCACCACCTAGAGAAACGCCAGTGCCACCGAAGTTAGCTGGAACAGTTTCAAAAAGGGCTTGCTGTTGCTTAGCCATTTCACGTTCTTGGTTTTCCAAAAGAACAGCAGTAACTTCTTTACGGTACTGGTCTTTGATTGGAGCAGCAGATTCAGCGTTTAGAACTGGTGCCCATTTTTCGATAAGTTGTTGACGAGTAGTCATTTCTTAATTCCTTTTATTAGATTACTTGTTAAAGTTAAGTGCGGATAGGTACTTTGCCATTGTAGGATCAATTTTCTTGTCCTCAGTCAAAGTCTCTACTGGTGCATCAGTAACTACAGATTTAACATCTGCTTGCGCTTTAGTAGTGAAGTAGTTTTCACGAATAGTTTGTACTTTGGATTTGAAAGTATCAACATCTTCGTAAGAAAGTTCTTCAGCAAGACCCTTTAGTTTTTCAACTTCAGTATCGCTCAAACCTTCGCATGCTTCATCAATTACTTGACCACGCTTCATTTCGTTGATAGCTTTTGACATCTCAACATTAGAAGCAAGTTGTTCATCTAGTTTAGCTTGCAATTCAGCGACTTGTGTTTCCATAGACTCAACTACATCGAATTTTTCTTCTGGAATATCGATATAGTGTTCTTCGAAAAGACCTTTTAGTCCACCGATGAAACCTTCTACAATCTCAGACTTCATACCATGCTCAAGGGCAATTTCATTTTGTGCAATCCACTGCTCGACAACGTAGTCGAGATATCCATCAACTTTTTCAACAAGACCCTCTTGATTCTTCGCTACAGCTTCTTCTAGCTTAGCATTGAATTCTTCTTCGATACGTGCAACTTCTTCGTTAACACGTGTCATGACAGCAGCTTCAAAAATGGTCGTAGCTTTAGTACGGAACTCTTCAGAGAGTTCTTCGCCATTCATAAGTGCGTCGATATCTTCTTTAATTTTACCAGCGATGTGAGATGCTTCTGGAGCTTCTTCATCTTGGTTAACTTTATTCTTTGTCTTAGATGTACCACCTTCAGCAGCCTTTGATGTAACAGCATTGTTACGATCAGAGTCTGGATTCATTGGTGCATTTACTGGCTTGACTGCTTCTTCAGCAATCTCTTCTTCAACGATCTCTTCAACTTGTTCAGCTAACTGAGCAGCTTTAGATTCGGCAAGAAGTTCTGCGATTTTTTGTTCGATTGACATCGTGTTCTCCTAACTGGATAAGTTCTATGTAATTATTTATTATTTATCTGATTTTACTCAGGAAATTTTGGAAAGCGACTAATTTCGCTTCTTGTAATTGCTTTGAAGGAGCTTTTCTAATAATAGCTTTGGCTTCTTCAATATGTTTTTCCACAAACTTTCCATCGACAAATACCCATTCTTTATTCTCCATAATCCCACGAACGTAGGCATCTGGAGCAGAAGGGTCGGCAACGATGTCTGCTGCAGTAGACAGCATAAAATCGTCTTGAACAATTTGGACACCCTCTTTATTCATTTCAAGAGATCCAAGTGCTCGACTAGAAACACCAAGATTTGCGCCACCGTCTAATAGACCACGTGCAATATTACCCATTGGTGTTTCAAGAATTTTTGCCTTACCAATATAATTTGTTCCTTCTTTGCGAAGGTCAACGATAAGATGAGAAACACGATCTAAATTAATAGAAGGTGTATCTGGATGACCAAGTTCACCGTAAGCACGATTCTGCTTAACGTATGATTCCATGTAACGACCGACTTCTTTGTCCATTGTACTTTCTCTGTACATGCGGTTGTTACGGTTTTTAATTTCTGATTGAAGGAAAATGCCTTCAATAAAATACTGTTTACCCTTACCAAGTTTCTCTTCAACGATGAACTTGGTCTCGTGGGTTAAGTCTTCTCTAATTAGTTTCATTGATTAGCTCCCTACTGCAGATTTGTTATCATAAGAACCAAATTCAGCATTCTCAACTTTAGTTGCGTAGCCAGAAACTTTACGAAGAATTAAAATGATATGTGCTTCAGCGCCAGCGATGGCAACAACAATGTCTTTATCATTCTGAACGCTATCTCTAAATCCCTGACCTTCAAAATCGAAGATCGCACTGTTTTCGCCAGCAAATGCCCACACTGGAGTGGAGTTACGAACAACAGTAATAGCACTAGTCAATAAACCAGAAACTAGGCAGCAGGTGATATCAACCTTTTGAGTAGCTCCGTCTAGTGCTTGAGTAGCAGCCAAGCAATCAGTTGCTAGAGAAATTGTAGCACTGCCAGCAGTACCAGAAACCTTAACGATCGTTTCTTGGTTGGTGTTCTTTAAAATAGTTTTAGTAACAGCCATCTTTATTCCTTAATTTTATTAAGCACATGAAAGAAATTGCTCTTGCTTTCTCTCATATACTCAACTATTTCTTTTTGGTTTGCCAATAAATTATTTAGTTGCTGCTGGGTTGCCTCATTAATCGCAACAATAGTATTATCGTTAAGACGATAGTGTATTTTATTCTCGACGATCGAATCTAGTTTGTTTAATTTTCTAATTTCTTGTGCAACTGGATCTATATTGAAAATATTAGATGATGCTAACTCTTTATATGACTCGATTAATGTATTAGTAACTTTGATGTCTTCGTGGTATTCTTTAATGATACTTGCGATTCGACCGTCTTCTATTCCATTGTACGTATCTTTAATAATTTCTTCAAGTGTATTAGACTCAGCTAGATTGGCGCTAGCTGAGAAGTTAATAGTCTTGACGAACTCTTTATACTTCATCTGTAGCAGTTTCTTGCGTTTCTAGTTGTGGCGTTTTAAACATATTCTGCGCAACTTCTTGACGCATAGTTTCAAGTCTAGCAGAAATTTTCTCTGCCATTGCAGCGTTAAAAGAACTATCAATCTCTACGGCATCACCCTTTACGATTGATCCAACTAATGCTTGTACTGTTTCACTCATAATATCTCCTTGTTATTCCTGATTTGGTGATTGTTCATCACCGCCAAGTCCATTATCTGCCAGATGCTGTTGCTGAGCAACTTGAGTAACACCTGCTAAGTAACCTTGATTAGCAGCAAGTTCAGCTGCTTTTTCTTTATCTGCTTCCATCTGTTCATCCATCGTCTCGATATCGTCATCAGTTTGACGAAGGATGTTTCTGCGAACCCAATTGCTAGAATAATACTTACCAACAAATGGATCAACCTGCTGTAGTGCTGCTAATCTCTGCAACATCAATTCGTTTTCTTTTAACTCAGCGAAGTTATTGTCTTGCTGGAAGTCATAGTCAATATCTTGCTCAAGTAAGTCCCACTCTTCTGGCTTAATAATGTTCTTCGCAATAAGTTGAATGCGAAGAGCGCCATTAAACAAGCCACTGAATTTATTGCGCAGACGCTGAATAAATTTGTTGAACTTAATTTCATCACGAGAAATCTCAGTAGAACGACCTAAAGCGAATCCTGTAGATGCCTCTAAGCGAGACATTGGCACGTTGAGTGCTTGATATAACTTACGTTGGAAATATTGAATATCAGCAATATCTCCCAAATTCTGTCCACCTGGAAGTGTAGTAATCTCAGTACCCTTACCACCTTCACGACGAGGCATCCAAAAATCTTCCATCATTGAAAGATGTTTACGATCGTCACGAGTTTCGCCAGTAGTTGCATCATAAACAATCTTGTTGCGGAACTTGTTCATGATATCATTGACATACTGCTCAGCCTTCAACTTAGGAAGGTTACCAACGTCAACGTAGAACACTCTACGTTCTGGAGCACGTGAAATGCGGTAGATAACTACCGCATCTTCGATCATCTTTAACTGGTTAGTTGGCTTAATTGCTTTGTGCAAATAAGACATCATCATGCCAGTGTTGTGATCAACTAAACCAGAAGGAACATAAACTACAGAGTCAAGAGAAAGTTTAACACCTTGAGTCTGCGCTTCGGTGATACCTTTGTCGTTGTAGAGATAATATTCTTCTTGATTTACAACAACATCAATACCAGCTGGTGATCTCTTCTTTTCAACATTCTTAATCTTGCGAATCTTTCTTGGATCGATATAACGCAACTCTCTAATACCCAACTTCATGTTCGCTGGGTCGATAAGAATATTGTAATAGCAACGACCATCGATATACCACTGACGGAAGATATCATGACCCTTGCTATTGAAATTCAATAAACGAACTATTTCGTCAAACTCAGCACTAATCTTTTTCTTGATTGCATCAGAAAGTTTCAACTTATCCAAATCAATCTTAACAACTGGGTCATCGCTTTCGGCAATAATGGCTTCGTTTACAATATCTTCAATTGCTGCATCGCAATCCGCATATAATGCAGTCTCACGATAGCGACGGATTAAGTCATTTTCATTTTTAACAATCGTGTCCAAATCCATGACCATTCCATAATAGGAAGTGGCATTTGTGGATACGACTGTAGAACCATCATCAGAGATCGGGGATACAACAGCCCCGATCTCTTTTTGTGGCTCTTTACGTTTAATTTCAAAACCAAACAAATTCATAATATGATTTTAACCTAAGATTAAACTGCGATAGGGAAAGAACCCAGTCCTGGAACTGATACACCAACATTAACTGTTGGACCAGTAGCATTAATAACGTCTGATGTGAAGAAGTTGTATTGGAACTCTACATCAAATTGTTCAATAGCATTCTGTTGGTCATAATCAAGAGCGATTGGACCAATTGTAGTTGGGAATGCATCAATGAATTTATAAGACTTGATAACAGCGCCAGAACGATCTAGTTGGTGCACAGACATATCTACTTGATAGTCACGTGGGTTAACTTTACCATCAGTAGTGTTATAACTTTGGATACCTGCTTGCCACTGTTCGAAAGCATTGCGGATACCGAAAGTAGTATCGTTATAGATGGAAATTGTCCAAGGTTGGAAAGTGCGCTCACCAGCGAAGTTTACTGGACGACCCTTGTAAAGAACTTGAATGTTCTCGATACTAGAGCCTGGAAGTTGAGCAGACTTACACAAAAATTGGGCACGTTGACCAGCTACGATACCAAGATTAACGTAGGATGGGAATGATAGTTCGACACGGAACTGATTAGGGCGTGCACCGCCCCCAATCATTTGTGCTTTGAAGTCAGCAATATTTGCCATTTGTGATTCTCCTTATGTTCTTCTTTATTTAGCTATTACGCACCGATTTCGCTGAAGTTAATACCAGAGCGAGCAGCAACGAAGTTAAGGCTAATAAAGTTAATAGAACGTGCTGGTTTAACATAGATGTCTGCAACAAACTCGTTACGGTCAATTACCTCGCCAGTGTTGTTGGAAGTATCGCACTTAACAACGAACTCAGTAATACCACGACGACCTTGTACGTCACGTAGGAATGGCTCTACTAGGTTCTTGAACTGAGCACGAGTGAAGCTGTCGTTGAATTCGAACAACTGATACTTAGCAGCAGTAGCGATAGCCTTCTCAAGAACGATGAACAAACGACGCACATTAATGCGATCAAATGCACTTGGCTTGCTCAATAGAGTCTTATCACCGTAAAGAACAGTACCTTCACCTGGGAAAGTAACAACTGGGTTTACGCCAGCTTTGTAGATTGTATCACGATCAGATCTGTCAAGAGA